AAGAGTATGCTACAAGATCACCATCATAAAAGTCATGGTCTGGCACATTTATCTCGACGGTGTTTGTATTGACACCCACATTTGTAAATGATCTAATTCTCTTCTGTGGGTCAATAGTCCAATGAGGTAAACTATTTGATGCAACATGCACAGCAACCCCATCATTATATGTGTTTTGTACGTCAGCTGTTCTATCTTTCTGTATTTTTAATTTTCTTCTTAACTTATACTTCTTTGTAGTATCAAGAGTAGGAACACTGACTGATATTGAGTCACTTTGATTCTTATCAAATACGAAAGTTATAGTACCATCTAATTTGTTATCTGGATCATTTTGATCTATAACTTCTATTTGATCACCAACATACAGAGAGAAGTTTGCTGCTGCGAGTTTGAAGTTGTAACTATTAGTGCTCTTAAGTGTGTATCTCTCGATAGCGTAAGTGGATGATGTGTTGTAAATCCACGTGGTATATCTCAAATCATTTTCTATTCTACCCAGCTGTTTTATATTGATCTCAGAATCTTCTTGTTGATTGATTGCGGAACCAACAAATTTATTGAGCACACCTAGCACATTGAATCTGACTGGTAGTCCTAGATCACCATTCTCGTATGATGTGGCAACAAGACCAGATCTAACAGTAGAACCAATACCACATGGTGACGTGAGAGTTGATATACCTGTGAATTGTGTAAGTGATTTACCAAGATATGATATTGATCTATCTTCAAACTCTATAAACCCCGTATTACCGAATCCAACTGTAGAATCCACATCAATAGTGGTAGATCCAACAGGTGCTGACCTTGTTATGAATGTTTTACCTATCTGTTGAAACTTACCTATGATGGTGCCTTTTGACAAAGCAATTTTGTAAAAACTTTTACCACCAAAGACTGCTCTCTCTACCCCTGTGATTGAACCACTTGTTTCTAATGGTGTGGTCTTTTGTATAATACTTTCACCTGTAATCTTGAGTGGATCACCGTCAATCAACTCACATATTAGCACCTCATCCACTCTGTACTGAGCATCTGATGGACTTATGATATATTTTGATGGTTGAATCATTTCAACCTTCTCACCGTACAGTGCACCAAATAATATCTTGAACGCCTCCTCAGTTCCTTTTGACTTATAAAAATCTTTCGATTGTCTAATGAAGTTTGATTGATTTAGATCTTCATCTAAATTTCTTTCCGCAAATCCTGATAATACTTGTTTCTTTAGTTTCTTTAGAAACTCTTGTAAAAATACATTACTTAAGTTGTGAACTCTAGTGTTCACACCGTGAGTTGCTACTCCACTATTGGTAAATGTTAGATATTCTGGTTGATTGGTTCTATTGTTATTTTCTATACCACTGAACCCTCTTACACATCCCTCAAATGACGTAGAGCCAATACCTGTATATGTAATAACTTCATTATCAATCTTTAGTAAACCAAATTGATTTGGCCATCCATCTGTAGAGTCAACGTATATTGTGTCGTCGTTTGCTCTCGTATATTGACTTACTGATGTAAAACCAATAAGATTTTCTGTGTTTAAAAAATCTAAACTTTTGTATTCAACAAGATTTTCAGCGATGTCTATAGCACCACCTTGATATTCTTGAGAAATATAATACTGTTTTAGAAAATCACCTAAAAGAGGATTCTCCTCGTCAATTACCTCTGGTATTTGACTCTCAATTATTTCATTTATTTTGACTTTTGTTAATGATGTCTGTATCATTAGTATCCGTATCCACTACTACTGCTTGAGGATGATGATGAAGATGACGAAGGTGGTGGTGTTGATGTCATTGTTGTTGACGAACTATCTATGGCAGCACTGTCAGCAGCAATTCCCAAACTCTCTGCCTTGGTAGCGTATATCGTATCATGAGGAGTAGAAACATGGATAGCACCAACCATTTTCTTACCAGTGGTGGGATGGAAGTGGAAAGGTCCATAATATGGATTACCGTTCACATACCCAACTAGATTTGAGGAACTTGCGGTGCTAGTAATGATAGCACCTCTGACTTTAGCACCATTACTGTAACTGGATTGTGGATTATACCTTGTACCAGATGTATTTGCACCCGTAGATATTGGATCTTCTCTCATAAAGAAGTTGCTATTAGATACGTCAAACTGTAGATATAATTCTTTCCTTGCTAGTATGTCATTTGATTGTGGTATCGCCTGTATCTCAATAATATTATCTGATAATACTGTACCTGTGACATTTACTGTGTCAATTATGACTTCACCCTTTTTATAATCAACAGATCCGAATGTTGAAGATAATATTTTGACATTAGTGTCGGAGTCAAGTTGAAATAAGAAAAGATTGCCTGTATCACCAGATACATGCTGATCAGAGAAGTATACTGTACCAGACACACCAGATACATTGAATCCAGTGGACTTGATATTATAAGATGACTCATTTCTATGGAAGGTATTGTCAAAACATATCTCATATTGACTAAACACATTCAATTGTGCTACTAAATTTCTTCTTATTCTAACAGTTGTAATGTTTGATGTAATAGAATCGCTTACTCTGTCGATAAGTGATAATACCTTACTATACTTAAATCTACCACCAAATTTATTCAATTCAGTGCCACTCGCAAATAAACTCATGGCATTTATAACATCAGTTCTTAGATTTTGAGTATCACCAACAAAGTTTGAATTATAATACACATAAGAATCAAGTTCTACATATAAAAATTTCAAATCAATAATCTCTGGTACTATACCTGCTACAGAATAGTTCTTCAAAGATGATAATATTTGTCTTTTAGTAAATTCTGATAGGAAAGATCCGTTTTTAGGTTTAGCAGCGATATACACTCGACCATACTTAGGAGGTGTCAACTCCTCTCCACCAAAGGCACTTATTGACTCTATGTTAGGATATACAGATGGCACTATCGCTTCATAATCATTTGCTGTGACTGCCCTGTGCTGTGATGAATATAATCTAGGTGCATAGTATCTGACACTTCTGACATCTTCTATATCATCACCATTTTGCGAGGGAAATTGAGGTGTTATAGAAGCAGCTACATCTGTTTCTGTGGCAAGATTTTCATTTGTTATTGTGCCTGAAAATAGTAAATTTGAAACACCATTTCCTTCCTTACCTTCTGTCTTAATGTAAGATATATCTATAATGTTGCCATTATTCAACTTTTGCCCAAATATCCCATCACCAAATAATACCTCATACTTCTCATCTGTAGTTTCTTGAATAAGGTAAATGTTTGATGTGGATGTTACACCTATGATATTATCCACTAATTTATATTCAGTTTCTGTAGTGCTTGAGTTATTCTCCCTTACTTTGATTCTGATAGTCGAAGTGTCTATACCATTATTAGGTAAAATATACCTCTGATTTGGTAGAGAATCATTTACAACAAATCTAGATTCAAGATATTGTCCTTGAAATACTTCCAAGGTGCCTGCAGATTCACCTCCCGAAGCAGTTCCAGTTACCTTCTCAGGTATGGAGAATAAAAAATTAACATTTGACACAACACCATTACCTATCAAACCTGGTTGAAATGTGATGGTGTTTGTGCTTGATGTGATACCAGTAACATTATAATCAACTATCATTCTCGCTGCTCTTTTTGAGCGAGGAACGTAACCTATATTTCTTGCTAATGATACAACATTTTCTCTTAGCGTAGCACTGTCTATAAATGTCTCGTTTACAACTGCGTTAGTATTATATGCTGTGGTGTATGAATTATATGCTAGTAAATTTACAATGACAGAGAGGTTTGACCCCTCAAAATCCATGTCACTGAAGTTTGAGTTTTGTCTTAGGTAATCTTTTATTGAGGTTTTGATGTCCTCAAAGTTTAGATTGGTGAATTGTTGCAGTGCCATTATAACCTTGTTGGTTCTAGTATAAAGTTGACAGATTGTGTAGGAGCAGAGAGTCCAATAATGTCATAATTTATGATTACTTCTATAGCATTTTGATCAGGGAAAGACTTGAAATCTACATCTGTCAATCTCACTCTTGGTTCAAAATTTTTGATAACAGTCTCTATCTCTGTTTTCATGGGATCGATATAATCACTATTTGCCAACTCAAAAAGCGATCCACTGAGTCTTGTGCCAATGAGTTCATTAAAGAACACCTCACCTCGTATAATACGAACTAAATTTTGCACAGAACGTTTGATAGCATCCTCATTTTTTAATGTGAGGATATCTCGTGTTACTGGATGTTTTTTAAAGGACAAAGAAATATCTTTGAAACCTTGCGAAAACTTCTGTGCTGGCACTCGTTTTTATAGTCTGGGTATATTTATCATTATTTAGAGACAAAAAAAGACCCTCTACTGAGGGTCGTCTTCATGTCCTAGGTATCTCACCTCTATTTCATCAGGATGAGGAAACCCTTCTCTGTAATAATCTTCTGCCAATTCTTGTATTTTATCCTCCATTTCTTCCTCCGTAATTGACTCAAACTCTAAAGATCCCTTGATGTATATGTCATATAATTCCATGTCAGTTATGTTTATCATACGACTTATCTATATGATTCTAGTTTTCTCATGACCAACACGACACTGAGGGTCTATCCATATTTCAAACCCTGCCTTAATTGCATCAAGACAGAATGATACATCCTCTCCACACATATCTTGTACCTCACCAGAATCAAACACCTGCATTTGTGGTGCAAACCATGGATACTTCATCTCTGGATGTTCAAATACACCTTTCTTGATAAGTAACCAACCAAACCCAGAATAATCCACAGTAAATG